GCTAAGATATTGAAATACTTCTAATACACTACCATCAGTATCTGTCACCACAACTGACAATTCATCAGCAGCAGGATCATCTTCTATTACAGCTTTAATTTCATCAGATGCACCTGAAACACCGGCAGCATTTAAAATATTTACAATGATACCATCGGCTCTTTCTCCGCTATATTTTGCTGCTACATTACCAGCAGCATCAGCAGCTTTTGCAGCAGCACCACCCACTGTTCTAATAACATTCAATGAACCTGCATAAGCTAGAAAACTAGCAGCAGTCAACCAGTTAGCTGCTGTTTCTGCATCTGGTTTTCCAAAAGTAGCTACTAATTGATTCTCCGAACTAATAGAGGTAATTGTATTTTCTGGTCCCCAAGTAAAGGCCGCAGCAAATGCCGCATCCGCAGTAGCAACTGCAGGAACCACATTGGTTAAATCAGTTTCCGTAACTGATACACCAGGACTAATTTGATAAGCCATTTTGTTTCTCCTTTATTATTTTATTAAATTTTTTATAATTACAAATTACAAAATAAATTGAACTAATTTAATCTGTCACATACTATTTATAAAAATTTGATCTTCTACATGTGTTGTAATTACATCATCAACAGACCATCTACGATTTTCCTGAGACCATAAATTACCGTCTGTATCTATGATACGATCTTCTTCTAAACCTGTATTTATTATGCCAAACGGAGTCATATCTTCTTCAATAGCTTTCATTTTATCTCCATACAGCTTCATTCTAAGATCTTGATCTAATAAATCTTTAAAATATCTTTGGTTTGCCAACCAACAAAATAAAACTAAAGTCATTACCAAATCATCATGACAACCTTCATCAGCAGAATAAGAATTTCCCTTAACAACAAATGTTGTTAATTCAGAAATTGTTTCAAAATCTAATATTATTAATTTTTCTTCTTCTATCAAACTTTTTAATACTTGACATCCTATTCTTTTAACTTGATTAGTAGTTTTAATTCCTAAAGAAGAATTTCCACTAAATCCTGCAGAAACAACTTGTCCTGCTCTTCCTTTTACAACAGAAGAAAATATATTCTCATACTCAATATCATGATGCAATATATCTGCTACTTGTCCACCAACATCATTAGATTCTATTAAAACCCATGCATTATTATAACTTTCCGCCACTCTTGTTATTGCAGTTGGATATAATAAAGGAGAAATTTCATTATCTCTGTATCTGGCAACTATCTTATAAGGAGTAGTAGTACAATCCATTACACTAAACGCCGAATAATCCTTTCCTGCTCCTCTAGCAACATCTGCACTTAATATATATATTCTTCCCTCAGTAGGTTTTTCCCAAACTTCATATCCATCCTTCTTATAAAGTGGAGGTCTAAAAGCCAATGTTCTTAATTTAGTAGGAGATAATAAAGTATTAGCTGATCCTATAAACTCTGTTTCAAACTCAACTTTAAATTGATCTTCACTAGTATTTCTTATTGTTTGTTCTTTCCATTCTTGATCTCTACCAGGAACCTGAGACCAATGAACATCAATAGGAATATAATCATTTCTACCTTCTTCTGCATCTACCCATAATTTATAAAACGAATTCATTCCATTTGGAGTAGAAACAATAAAAACTTTAGTAGTTTGTCCAGAAGAAATAGTAGGATAGACTGCTCTAAAAAACTCATCTGCTATATTATTAGGAACAAAAGCAAATTCATCAAGAAAAATAATATTATAAGATCCACCCCTAATTGCAGAAGCAGAAGTAGAAGCAGCTATTATAGAACTACCATTTTCTAACTGAATATCTCCTTTATTCCAAATTAATATACCGTGTTGTAACCATAAAGGAAGATGCTCATAAGCTAATTGCAATCTTCCTAACAATTCTCTGGCTGTATTACCTTTATTAGCTAATAAAGCCACTTTTACATTTTCATTAAATAAAATATAATGCAATAAAAATGATAAAATAGTAGTAGATTTACCAGTCTGTCTAGGCATTTTACAAATAACAAATCTATTATTATGAAATTTATCTATCATGTCCTCTTGAAAATCATATAAATCAAAGGGAACTAGTCCTTTATCAACATGAACAATTTGAACATAATTTTTAATGAAATATGCAGGATCTTTAGAACATTTAACATATTCTTCAATCTGATCTTGTGTAAAATCAAGCTGTATATTTGCCTTTTTCAATAAAGGATTATTATTGTAATTTACAGACCGTTGATATTCCATTATTCTTTTCCACCACCTCGTTTTCTACTAGTTTTTAAATTTTCAATAAATAATTCTCGTTTTCTTTTCTGATTTCTCTGATGTCTTTTCATACTAGGTTTTGTATAAACTGATTTTTCTTTATACCTTTTAATTATTCCTTCTGCATTAACTATTTCATTGAACTTAGAAAATGCACGTTCAAATGAATCTGAATCATGCACATCGACTCTAATATTAACTTTTCTCGCCATTAGACTTCTCACCTTTTAATAATTTTTGTAATTCTGATGTGCTTCCAACAAACACAGCATTATTTGTAATATTTTTTGGAGAACCTTTATTCTCCATAGCTTTTAATTCTTCCAATTTTATTTGTAATTCTATTGCTTCTTTATTTATCTCCGAAACTGTTTTTAATATTTGTCCTGCAACTTCAAATGTTCTGGCACTTTCATCATCCTCCGCCAATTCCAATATACCATCTAGTGCTTTTTTTCCTTTATTCATTAATTCATATATATTATCACGACTAGTAACATAATCATCTGATATATCAATATCTCTATTTTCAATAGATGATACAACATCTTTAGATGGTTCTTCAATAGTCTCAATAGTCACTAAATCATCTGTCTCATCAGAAAGATATTCTTTAGCTAATTCTAATGCGTTATCTAATTGATTTTCTATATCTTTCATATAACATTTCCAAATACAAAATCCGTTTGTTCTTCCAGAATAATCTTACCACTTCTTGTTGGATGATATAAATAAGTCTTACATGTAAAATCGAAACTCCAATTAATAACTCTAGCCTGCATTCCTGATAGATCTCCCTCATAATCATCTTGAAAACTAGTTCCATTTAATGTTATAGGAACATCATGTTGTACTACATCATTAATCGGTATATTCATCTCTGGTGCAAAATAAGGAAGAATTTTTTCCACAATCTGTAATCCTTCTTCAGTTTCTCTAACAATTGCATTTAATGTAAAATCTATATTATATGGAACTCTTTGAAACTGAACTGCTGTTGTTCCTGTGTCAGTATTCCTATCTATCCATAATGGTTGTAAAGTATTTAATTTTCTAGCCGGATCATATGATAAACTAGATATTTCAAATGCCATTCTGGGTAGAGTTAATCCAATTTCAGCATTTCCTGATTGTGCTTGTCTTATTTTAGCTATAAATCTTTGTCTAGGAGAATAGGATAAAGGAACAGTTATATCATTATCTTCTACTTCTATAACTATATTATTAAACATAGTACCAAAAGCAACTACTAATTTTCTTATAGATTTGTGATAATCAGAATTTCCAAACATTAATAATCTCCAAATGGGTTCTTATCACTAAAGTCTACAATTCCTTCTAAAATAGCTTCAGCTTCAAATTCTTCATTTTGTTGTGTTTCATCAGTATCTACTACTGTGGTAATAGCTTCAATTTGTGTTTCTACTTCTACAGGTACAGTTCCATCTTCTATATCAACTTCCTCATATCCATAACGGAATAACTGACAATCCAATCTCCATACATAATTCATTCCTAATTGAAAAAACGGAACTTGATCTTCAACAAATCGTATTTCCATTAGATTATTAGACAATGGTATATATATTAAATCTCCTTCATTAGGATTTACCATTGTTGTTTCTTCTGTAAATCTTTTAACAGATATAATAAATTCTGCTGCATCTGCTATTTCTAATCCAAATCTACTAATAAAATCTGCACCATCAAATCCAGAATCCCAATTAGCCATTACAGTTTCAATAGGATACGCCTTATTAAATGAAGATGTTTTTGCATCTTCAAAAATAGTATCAATATTTTGATCCTCTCTAGGAAGATAATAAATATCAAATCCAACTGTTTTAATAGATTCAATTACTAGAGATTCTAGTAATAACTGTTCAGTAACATTAGGACTATTATGTGTAAAATACGGATTAGTTGCCATTTTTCTATCCTATATAAAATTGAGGAGGAGATTCATAAGTAGCTCGTATAGTATCTTCCAACTCATCAATCTCTTGAATTGCTTCATCCAATATGGATCTTCCATTATATGTTAATCCACCAGGAAGAGTCATTCCGTCAAATTTACTTAAATTTTGACCCCATTGTCTTTTTACTAAAGCTGTAGAATATGATTTTAACCAACTATCATTATAAATTCCAATATTATTTTCAGGATCTAATTTTTTATAACACTCTACTACAATTATATCATCAATATTAATATCATTAGTCCAATCTACTAATAAATGTAACTTATCTGTATGTTTACGAAATTCAAAAATAATTTCATTTCCTAAAATGTAATCTATAGTATTAAGATGTGATTCAGCCATATAATAACTTACTAATTGATTAGATGCCAAATTATGGACATCATTTAAACGCATTTGATATTGTAAATCAAACATATTAGTAGAATTTGTATTAACAGGCATAACTCTATTAACACCTACAATAGGATCATTAATAGGAAGATAATTATTATCAATATCAGTTTGTGTTATAGTATGCTTCAAATAAAAACGTTCAATTCCATCATAATGATAACTAGCATATTTTTGTAATGCATCATCTATACGATCAGAAATTTGATCATCAGATACATTAATATCTACTACACCATCACCCAATCTACGCTTAACATAATCAATTAAAGTAGGTTTAGAATCAATAGCCATTTTTATAATTCTCCACAATCCCAAGTATCAGACCATTGTGCATTACCACCAGCATCTGCAACTAAAATTTGATTTGGTTGACCACCATCAGGCATTCCACTTCCTCCTGCACTTGAACCATCTTGATTTAAAAATGTTGCGCCAGTAGCCAATACAACATTTCCAGTAAATGTAGGACTAGCGAACATCGTTGCTTTAGATTCATTAGTAACATCACTTAGACCAACTTGGGATTTAGTTACACTATGTGGATTAGATGTGATATCATCACTGTGAGATGCAGTAGCAAAATATGCAATATCTTGTCCATCTAATAAATCCGAATCTGCTGCCTTAGCTGTCCATTGTAATAGTGTACCATTATTTGTTAAAATTTTATTTGCTTGACCAGAAACTGCAGGTAAAGGTCCTCCTGCAGCAGTTATCTCAGCAGCAGATGCTCCTGCA